AGCAAGCGCTAGCAGAGACAACAGTGCAAATAGAGCAAGCTAAATCTCAATTTGAAATAAGCGAAATGCAGCAGCAAGGTCAGATAGATAAAGAAATTCTTCAAATGAAATATGGATTTGATATTCAGTTAAAGCAAATGGATATGAGTCAAATATCTCAAAAAGAAAATGAAATAGAAGATAGAAAAGATAAAAGAACAAAAATCCAAGCAACCCAACAAAGTGAAATGATTTCACAAAGAAAAAATGACTTACTACCCATAGATTTTGAATCTAAAGAAGATTTAACAAATATGGATATGAATAGTTTACAAAACCCAGGTCAATTAATGCCTGAATAAATTTTTATTAATTATTATATTATATTATGTCAGAAACAATTCAAGATAAAGAGAAGGCGCCTCTTAAAGTTAAAAAGCCAAGAAAATTAACAAATAAAAAAGTTGAAGAAACTATAAAAGTTGATTTAAGTAAAAGTAAAGATAAAGAAGAAATTACTAAAGTAGAGTTAAAACAAGATTTAACTAAAGAAAAACAACCAGAAACTGAAGTCACAATAGAGGAGATTAAAGATGAAGTTGTTAAAGATGATACTATTAAAATTGAAAAAAAAATAGATTCACCTATAATAGAATTAGTAGAAGAAGAAACTAAAAAAGTAGACAGTGAATTAAAAGAAGCTGTAAGAGATGAAAAAATATTAGGTAAAAAATTACCAGAAAATATTGAAAAATTAGTTTCTTTTATGGAAGAAACTGGTGGTAATGTTGAAGATTATGTTAGATTAAATACAGATTATTCTAATATAAGCCCAGATGCGTTACTTGAAGAATATTATAAAAAAACTAAACCACACTTAGAAAAAGAAGAAATTGACTTTATAATGGAAGACAATTTTACTTGGGATGAAGAAGTGGAAGAAGAGCGAGATATAAAGAAAAAGAAACTCGCTTTAAAAGAAGAAATTGCAAAAGCCAAAAACTTTTTGGAAGAAACCAAGAGTAAATATTACGACGAGATCAAGTTGAGACC